GTGTACGAGTTCGCCGCGCGCCATCCGCAACCGGCTCACGGCCCGGCAGGCGACAGGATCTATGCGCCGCGCACGGTGGTGGCGACCAAGGGCACACCCGACTTTCTGAAACTGATCGCGCGGGTGTCGCCTACGGACGCTACGCGCAAGCGGCAGAACGTCCGAATCTGGCACATTGGCACGCACTGGGCGAAGCAGGAGTTCTACGATTGGCTGCGGATCGTGCTGCCCGACGACGGTACGTACCCGCCCGGATACCAGCACTACGCCTACAAGGATCAGGACTTCTATCGAGGGCTCTGCTCCGAGTCGCGGATCATCCGATCGAGCGGCAGGGTGGAGTGGGTACCCGACAAGTCGATCCGGAACGAACCACTCGACCTCGCGGTGCTCTGCCGCGCGGCTGCGGCGGTCTGTGGAATTGATCGCTTCACGGAAGACGAGTGGGCTGCGCTCGAAGGGAACCCGCAGATAGACCCGCCGCGGGAGCGACGCGACGATGAGTTTTGGGGCAAGCGCGGCAGCAACTGGCTTGGCGGGAAGGACTGGCTCAAATGATCACCGCCACAGAGCTGCAATCCATTCGCGACACGCTGCAGCGCGCCATCTTCAGCGGGACTCGACGAGTGCAGTTCACCGATCGCGCGGTCGAGTACAACAGCGTCGACGACATGCGGAAAGCGCTCGCCGACATCGACACGGCGATCGCCAGCGCTTCGGGCTCGACGCCATCCTCCTTCAGCCTCGCCATGCACAGCAGAGACTAATGAACGCCCTCGACAAAGTGATCGGTTACTTCTCGCCCGAGCGGGCGTATCGCCGCGCGCGATTCCGCTCGGCCACCGAGACGTTCGCGTACGACGGCGCCAAGTCGGGGCGTCGCACTGACGGATGGACGGCGGCCGGCGGCGATGCGAACACTGAGGTCGGCGCATCGCTGATCAACTTGCGCAACCGGTCACGCGACCTCCTGCGCAACAACCCATACGCCAGCAAGGCTATCGCCGAACTGGTCGGGAACACGGTGGGAACCGGGATCGTTCCGCAGGCGAAGACGGGGACTCCTGCTCTCGACAAGATCATCGACGCCGAGTGGCTCTACTTCGCTGAGAACTGCGACCCCGGTGGGCAGTTGGACTTCTATGGAATGCAGGCGCTCATCGTGCGAACGACTGCGGAGAGCGGTGACGGCATCGTCCGGTTCCGGCCGCGGTTGCCGCAGGACAATTTCCGAGTGCCACTTCAGCTGCAGGTGCTGGAGGGGGACTTCCTGGACATCTCGAGAACGATGGGAATCGCCACGGGACACATTGTCCAGGGCGTGCAATTCAACCTCTACGGACAGCGCGAGTCTTACTGGCTTTATAACTATCACCCGGGCGGCGTCTACATGCTGAATCCGCGCGGCGGGATTCTGAGCCAGGCGGTGCCAGCATCCCAGGTGATGCACACGTATTGCATCCTGCGGCCCGGCCAGGTGCGCGGGGTGCCGTGGCTCGCGCCAGTCATGCTGGCGATGCGCGACCTTGACGACTACCGTGACGCGGAGCGCATGCGGAAGAAGACCGAGGCGTGCCTGGCGGGGATCGTCACGCGCCCCGAGGGTTCGGGCGGCCTGCCCATCGGTGCGAAGTCCACGGACCCGAAAACCGGCAACACGCTGGAGCGGATGTATCCAGGCATGATCGAATACCTCAAGCCCGGAGAGGATATCCGATTCAACGCCCCGTCGCCCGCCGGCGGGTACCGCGACTACCTGATGACCGAACTTCAGGGCATCGGTGCGGGCATCGACGTTCCCTATGAGTTGCTATCCGGTGATCTGTCGAACGTCAACTATTCTTCTTATCGCGCGGGCATGCTCGGGTTCCGTAATGCCATCGAGGCGTTCCGGTGGTTGACGCTGATCCCGATGTACTGCCGCCCGACGTGGCGGAGGTTCATTGACACCCTGGTCTTCATCGGAAAGATTCCCGAGGCGAACTATGGCGTGCAATGGACGGCGCCCAAGTTCGAATCCGTCGATCCGTTGAAGGATGCCATGGCCGAGTTGAAGCGCATCCGCACAGGCACTTTGACATTGTCCGAGGCGATCGCACAGAACGGCTACGACCCCGAGAAGCAGTTGCAGGAAATCAAGCGGATGAACGAGCTGCTCGACCAGTTGCAGATCGTCCTGGACTGCGATCCGCGCAAAGTGAACGACAAGGGCGTCGAGCAACAGACCGACCGCGGCGAGACGGTGCCATCGCCAAAGCAGACTGGCACGGTGAAACATTCAGCCCGGCAGTGGGATTCGCCCACGAGAAGCTACACCTCGTAAATCAGCACCTACAGGAAGGAGTCAACTATGCCCGAAGAGATCACGGGGACAGCGCTGGAGACCGCTCCGGTGGAGGTCGTCGCTGCCGCTGCGGCAGAGCCAGAGAGCCATCCGGAAGCCGCCGAATTCCAAGTCGAGCGCTTCGCGGTGGCGGCGAACTTCGCTCCGCCGTCGGCCAATGAAGACGCTCGTACCATTGACGCGGTCTGGTACACGGGTGCCAAGGTGCCACGGTTTGACTGGCGCAGTGGCGAGGAATACGACCTCATCCTCGACATGAAAGGCTGCCGCATGGATCGCCTGAATAACGGCGGCCCCGTGCTGGACTCGCACAGCGCATACGGTGTGGAGAGTCAACTCGGCGTGGTGCGCAAGGCGTGGGCAAAGAAATCCACCGGCCTGGCCACGATCCAGTTCAGCAAACGTGACGCAGTGACTCCGATCTGGAACGACGTGAAGGGCGGCATTATTCAGAACCTCAGCCCCGGCATGTGGATCTACAAGAAAGTTGACACCACTCCGAAGGGCCAGGAACGCAGGGAATTCACGGCGACGGATTGGGAACCGTTCGAGATCTCCCTCTTGTCCGTCCCCGCCGATGCGGCCACCACTTTCATGTCGGCGGCGGGAACGCCACCGGCACAGCCGAATGTAGTCGAAACGCAACGGGCATCTGCCCACATAAAGGAGAAACCTGACATGGAAACGACCACACAGGATGCGGGCGTTGAGGCCCGTCAGAACGAAGCTTCGCTCGCCGCCGCGCGCGACGAGGCGGTGAAGGCGGAGCGGTTGCGTGCGAGCACCATTCGCGCGATCGCGACCGGCCCATTCAAAGTGGAGGAGACCTTCCTCGCCGCGCTGATTGACGAGGGCGTGTCCGTCGACACGGCTCGTGAGCGCATCATGACGAAGCTCGATGCCGAGTTCCAGAAGCATCCGACTCTTCCCATCAACCCGCTCGCAACGTTCGGGGGCAAAGACGAAGTGGACAAGCGGCGCGAAGGGATGGAAGCTGCGTTGCTCTTGAGGGGCAATCCTCGCGCGCCTCGCGAACTGGTCGACAAAGGCCGCGAATTTGCCGGGCTCACGCTGGTGGACATGGCGCGCGAGTGTCTGAATGCAGCCGGCGTGAAGACTCGCGGAATGGACCGGCACGAGATTGCTCGCGTCGCGCTCCAGGGTCGCAGTGGGGCATCCGAATATTTCGCTGGAAACATGACCACGAGCGACTTTCCCAACATCCTCGCGAACGTCGCCAACAAGACCCTGCGCCAGGCGTATGACGCGGCGCCCCGCACCTTCGTGCCGTTCTGCCGGCAGGTCACCGCCGCCGATTTCAAGCCGGTGAATCGCATCCAGTTGAGCGACATCGCCGCGTTGCAGAAGACCAACGAAAACGGCGAGTTCGTTCGCATCTATCTGAGCGACTCCAAGGAGTCCTACGCGCTCACGACCTGGGGCGGCATCGTACCGATCACCAGAAAAGTGGTCATCAACGACGACCTGCAGGCGTTGACGCGGATTCCTGCCGGCTTGGGCATCGCGGCCGCCACGCTCGAGAGCGACACCGTGTGGGCTGTGATCACGGCGAACGCGAACATGGCCGATGGCGTACCTCTGTTCCACGCGACGCACAAGAATCTGACGGCCACCAATGCCCTTACGGCGGTCGCCAACATCACCGCTGCGCGCAAGGCGATGCGCAAGCAGACCGCGCCCAAGGGCACGATCCTGAACCTGATCCCGAAGTTCCTGATCATCCCGGCGGCGCTCGAAGGCATTGCGGTCCAGATCACCAATCCCATCAATCTGGCGGCAACCGCGTCTTCCGCCGATGTGCCCGCGTTCGTGCGCGCCATGGTGCCGATTGTGGAACCACGCCTCGATGCAGTGGCCAGCGTTGGCGACACCAACTGGTACACGGCGGCCGACCCGAGCTCGATTGACACTATCGAGTACTGCTATCTCGAGGGACAGCAGGGTGTCTACATCGAGACCCGGCAGGGTTTCGAAGTGGACGGCGTCGAGATCAAGGCTCGCCTGGATTTCGCGGCCGCGGCGATCGACCATCGCGGCTTGCAGAAGAACACCGCGGCGTAGGCGGTTGAGTCAACATTCCCGGCAAACAAAAAGGAGAAAAGAATCATGACGAATTTCGTTAAAAGCGGTGATAATCTCACACTCGCTGTCCCCTACGACGTGCTGTCCGGGGGCGGCTTCAAGGTGGGCAACGTCTTTGGAGTGGCGGCTAACGACACGCTCTCGGGCGCCAACGTCGAGTGCGACGTCGAGGGTGTCTACGACCTTGCCAAGGACGCCAGCACTTTTGCGCAGGGCGATCTGGCCTACTGGGACGACTCGGCAAAGAAGGTGACGTCGACCGTCGGCAGCAACCTGTTGATCGGAGCGGTCGAGGTGGCCGCCGCGACAGGCGCCACCGTTGTCCGCGTCAACCTGTTTGGCGTACCCGGTTTCTCGGGACAGGCGCATGGCCTGAAGGTGGCGTATGCCAAATACGACTTCAGCGTGGATGGCGGCGCCACCTGCACACCGACCGTCAGCGACACCATCCCCGACAACGCGGTGGTGTTCGGCGGCGTGGTGAACTCCACCACGGCGGTGACTGCATCGGGGAGTGCCACGGTGTCGATCGGGACCGCAGCTGGCTCCGGAGCGGCCTCGATTCTGACAGCCACCGGCAAGGCGTCGCTGGGTTTGGATGCGGTGATCGTTCCAACGTGCGTGGCCACGCCGTTCAAGATGACTGCGGCCGGCAAGATCAACGTCACGATCGCCACCGGACCGCTGACTGCGGGCGTTATCGAGGTCTGGGTGCTCTACACCACCGCTGCGGCGTAATCCCATGGCAGCGTGGTCACAACAATCTGGCTTGGCGAACGCGGCTCTCCTGGCCGCGTTCGGCCAACCGGTTTCTTACCATCCGGGCGCAGGTGATCCATTCACACTCATCGGAATCTTGGACAAAAGGACCGACGAGGAGCGTCAGCAAGGCGGCGTGTACGCGATGTTGTTCGTGAACCTGTCCGGTTTTTCGGTTCCTCCTGATCGCGGTGATGAGGTGACCGTCGACGGCGCACTCTACACGGTGTTCGAGGTGAAGAACGATTCCGCCGGCGGTTGCTGGCTTTCCATTCGAGAGAAGATCTGATGCCGTCGGTACGAGTGTTCTACAAGAAGCAGGTCCGGATCGATCGGATGAACTTCCGCCAGCACCAGATGTTCAAGGTCGGCACGGTCGGCGTGGCCGCAGTGAAGAACCGGCTGCAGGCTGCGCTGGGCCCGGAAGACCAGCCAGCCAAGCCGCTCGCCAGGCGTTATGCGATTCAGAAGACGAAGCTCGGCAAGGGCAACCGGCGCAACCTGAGTTTCACGGGCGACATGCTTCGCAACCTGTCCCTGCGCACCGTCAGCGAGAAGACAGCGAAAGCGGGCTTGACGTCGCGCAAGGACCGGATCAAAGGCTGGGCAAACCAGAAGATCCAGGAATGGCTGGTTTTCTCGCCCAAGAACAAGGCCGCCGTAGTGGAGGCGACGCGGCGGGTGTTCGAAGAAATGAAGAAGCGGCTCCTGATCGAGCGGAACCTCGGCGGTAACCAGAGATGATCGACACTTCCGAACTGGTCAACAACTTGGTCGCGTCGCTGCGTGACATCCCTGACCTCGTCACGGAGATGGGAGGCGATCCGGAGCGGATCTACGCCTACCACGATCAATACCCGAAGAAGGCGAGCCTGGCCTTCGCCATTCATCAGATGCCGGCGCCGTCGGTGACGGTCGCGTGGCAGGGCACCGCGCCGGGCAGTTTCGGCGGGAGCGACGTCTGGAAGCACCAGGTGTCGCTGTTCTTGCGCGCGCGGGAGACCTTCGACGGTGATCCGCCGACCGCGTACTACCGGCTGTTCCGCCTGATTACCAAGGGTGTGCCGGCAACAGTTGGTGCTCCGATGATCAACGCGACCGTCCATCCTTCCTGCTACCCGATGGATGTGCCGTCAATTCAGCGCGCCACCGATGCAGAGGGACTGGATTACTTCGAGGTGAACATGACCTTCACGGAGATTGGCGATGACTGACGAACGCGTGTGGCTCCGCCC